ATTGTAAAAATACCCGGAGTCGAAATACAACAACCTAGGCATAGCCCGGATACCTACGATGACTTTGACATAGAACTAGATTGTTATGCTGTGATCAATTACAATAGTGGGCCTGGAATCCAAGCAGCGATGTCGCAGACGCCGGTCATAGTAGATCAATCTAGCCTGGCATGGCCAGTATCTATAAGTATGGATGAACTGGAAAATCCCCCCCACCGAGATCATGATCGATGGTTACTGGAAATTTCTCACACTGAATACACCGTGCAAGAACTAGAACAAGGATTGTGGTTACAGAGACTAGGTACAAAATTATGAGCGATCGTGTGGTCAACTGCGCCTGCGTGATCCATGGAGACAAGTATGATTGGCAATATGTGGATCATCTCTATCGCATGTTGACCAGGTATATTTCAGGAGAAGTAAGATTACATGTATGGACCGAGCCCAGCAGACGGGTTCCAGACATCTATGCCAAACACGATCTCACTGAGTGGGCAGGAGTGTCCGGTCCTAGAAAATCTTGGTGGTACAAGATGCAGATGTTTGACCCTAAATTTGCTATCGCAGGACCTATGTTGTTTTTTGATCTAGATGTTGTCATCGTCGGCGATATAAATTGGATCTTAGATTTACCGTTAGACAAGTTTTGGGCAGTGAAAGATTTTAGGTATCTCTGGCGCCAAGATCGCCAAGAAATCAACTCCAGCATCATGTATTGGGAACCAACCAAGTTCCATTGGATCTGGGATGGATGGAGCCGGCAAGATAGATCGGCTACCATCAAAAGATTTGCCGGTGACCAGGATTATCTTAATTCAGTTCTACCCCGAGATCAAATTGGGTTCTTAGACCCTGGTAGGATTTTAAGTTACCGATGGCAGATAAAAGATGGTGGCTGGAGCAATCATACCCGCTCTCACCGCAGTCCAGGGTCAGGCGCAAACATACCCGCAGGCTCTTCGGTGATTGTCTTTCACGGAAGCCCAAAACCGCACGAAGTGCAGGAAAAAGCAATCTTTCAGCATTGGCAATAAAGTGTAGACCATGGTTGACCACAAAATCCTTTTCATCTACATTAAGGTTTATAATTTCAAGGCATACTCCGCCCCCGGCAGCGATCCAGGGTAGCCCAATCGGGCTTAAAACCTAAGTCCGGGTCTATGGATCTGTTAAAGGATATATTAATAGATTGATTTTTTATTAAAGAATCCTTTAATAATAACTAGGTAAGTGCTTACTAACCTAGTGTTTTAGCGGTGGTTGACCAGAAATGCCCATTTCTGTATAATAAAGATATTATAAACAATATAGGAGCCTAGCAAATGACCCAAGTACTAATCCGCAACGGTGAATATCGTCGTCAAGATGTATCAGGCCTGCGTTTCACGCTATTGCGTGATTTCCAGACTGATGCCAGGGGCGGCAATGTTGTGGTAGCCAACAGTGGTATATTTCCAGGTATGCCGGAGCAGATCCGCATCCGCGTGGACTCAATCGAAGACATCGAAATCACAGGAGCCCGTCCAGTGTCAAAACAAGACAAGATTGTAGAGTTCGTCAAGCCCGAAGAGACCGATGAGCAGGTCATGGACCGTATCGAGAAACGCTTTTCCATCTTAGACGACATGACCAAGGCCGCTATCGCTGGCGATATCCGTGCCATGATCGTGGTGGGTCCCCCAGGAGTTGGCAAGTCCTACGGTGTTGAATATCAGCTAGAGAAGGCTGGAATGTTTGACCAGATCTCTGGCAAGAAGATCAAGTACCAAGTGATCAAGGGTGCCATGACTCCCATCGGTTTGTATTGCACACTCTACAAGAATTCTGACCCACGGAATGTCCTGGTATTTGACGACTGTGACAGCATCTTGTTGGATGATGTGGCCTTGAACATTCTCAAGGCAGCCCTGGACTCTGGCAAGCGGCGTCGCATCCACTGGAACGCTGATTCCAGCATGTTGCGTCGTGAAGGCGTGCCTGACCAGTTCGACTTCAAGGGTTCGGTGATCTTTATCACCAATCTAAAGTTTGATCACCTCAAGAGCAAGAAACTGCAAGACCACTTGGAGGCTCTGCAGAGCCGATGCCACTTCCTGGACCTCACCCTGGACACCACCCGTGATAAGATACTCCGCATCCGCCAGATCTTCCGCAAAGGTGATTTGTTCCAGGACTACGAACTCACTGCCGAGCAGGGCGAAGAGATCGTGCAGTTCATGCAAGACAATCATTCCAAATTACGCGAGATTTCGTTGCGTATGGCATTGAAGTTGGCCGATCTAACCAAGATTGGCGAAAACTGGCAGGCTCTGGCCGAAAGCACCTGCATGAAGCACGGTTAGGTTTACCCGGATCGCCATCAAAGTCTAGCTCCTAGGCGATCCGTTTGACACAGGTGCCCCGAAAATGGCACCTGTTTTTTTGATCGCTAAATAAAGTGTCATGAAATTGATACTAGAAAACGACTTAAAGTTTGATATCAATCTTATTGATTCCCCAGTTAATCAATTGGTACAAAGATGGTTTCGTCATCTTAGATATGTAGATCTTCCTTGGCGTCCTTGGGAGTACCACGGTTATAATACAAAAAGATCAAAGTCTGATATAGTTGATGCGTTAGTGGCCTACGCAAAAATTTTAAAAATATCTGTGGATAGAGATCGTATATTGAAACAAGAATATCTCAATGAGCTGCATCGGATATTTGAAACCAGTTACGATGGACAACAAATTTGGACTGACTATCATGAACACATACATCTAATAGAATCAGATGCCGGATCTCAAAAGCATGTTCTCGAACTTAATTATAGGCACTTGTCTGGGCCTTTAAATGAACCATTCCAGATGGAATGGTTGGATCATGGCAAAACCATTTTGCAAGCCGGCGATGTCTACCTGTCCTGGGATGAATTAGGAAAAACTCCTCGCAGATATTGGCAGGATAAAGAACCCAATGATATATCTAGACTTTGCCAGTTGGCCAAACCCTGGCTGACGATTCGTCCCAAGATCCATATCTGTCTGAAAGATATAGATTGTTATCCAGGCGAAGATAAATCGTTCCAAGATTGGTGGAGTAAATTCGAGCGAGATTGGTGCTCTCATTGGCGCATTCCTACCTGGTCAGACCAAGATGCATGTAAGGTGTTAGTGATCGGTAAACTAGAAGATTGGAAAAATTTAGAAAAAAATCTCGATCAAAAATCTAGGCCACTTCGCATCATCCCATAGACATAGATCCAAAAAAATGTTACAATAAAAGAGATGCGCACTGCGAAACTAATAATCCGTGACGAAGTCAATGTTAAAATCGAAGGGCTTGAACTCGATGCTCGGCGCACTCTGGTTAACAAATTCAAATATGATGTGCCATATGCTCGTTATCTTCCGGCAGTGAGATTGGGACGCTGGGATGGCAAAGTTAGTTTCTTCCAATTAGGTGGCAGCACCTATGTAAATCTGCTCCCAGAAATCTTACCCGTATTAGAAGAATATGATTACGATATCGAACTAGATGATCAGCGTGAGTACCGTACCACTTTTGAGTTTACTCCTGTTGAAGAAAATACTTTCGCTGAATACACTTGGCCCAAAGGACACCCCCAAGTCGGAGATCCTGTGACTTTGCGCGATTACCAGATAGAGATCATCAACAACTTCTTGGCCAACCCCCAGTGCATCCAGGAAGTAGCCACGGGTGCTGGCAAGACCGTGATGACTGCGGCCTTGAGCCATGCTGTGACTCCCTACGGTAGGAGCATAGTGATAGTGCCCAATAAGAGCCTTGTTACGCAGACAGAAAAAGACTATATCAATCTCGGCCTGGACACCGGTGTGTTCTTTGGTGATAGGAAAGAATTTGGTCGTCAGCACACTATCTGTACTTGGCAAAGTCTCAATGTGTTGCTGAAGAATACTAAGAACCAATCAGCAGACATCACTATAGGTGAATTCTTAGAGGATGTGGTATGCGTGATAGTGGACGAAGTACACATGGCCAAGGCCGATGCCTTAAAAACCTTGCTCACCGGGGTGATGTCGCAAGTGCCAATCCGGTGGGGGTTGACAGGAACAGTACCCAAAGAGGACTTTGAATTCCAGGCCTTGCATGTCAGCCTGGGACCCGTGGTATCACGACTGGCCGCTGCCGAACTGCAGGATAGAGGCGTGCTGGCGCAGTGCCATGTGAATATTGTGCAGTTGGTAGATCACGTGGAGTATTCAAACTATCAGAGTGAATTGAAATACCTTTTGGAAGAATCTGGTAGACTTGACACCATGGCCACGCTGATAGCGGAAGTCAACAAAACTGGCAATACCTTGGTCTTGGTCGACCGTATCGCCCCGGGCCAAGAGTTGGTAAATAGATTACCGAACGCAGTATTCATATCCGGGGCTACCAAAGCCGGAGAAAGGCAAGATCATTATGACGAAGTGGCGGAGGCAACAGATAAAATCATTGTCGCTACCTATGGAGTTGCTGCGGTTGGCATTAACATTCCCCGTATTTTTAATCTGGTGCTTGTTGAGCCTGGCAAGTCTTTTGTGCGTGTTATCCAGTCAATTGGTCGTGGGATTCGTAAAGCAGAAGATAAAGACTTCGTACAGATATGGGATATTACATCGACTTGTAAGTTTGCGAAGAGGCACCTGACCAAACGCAAGGCCTACTACCGAGATGCTCGTTATCCGTTCACGCACGAAAAATTGGAATGGATGAAATGAAACGATTGTTGGTAGTGGGTGATAGTTTCATGCAAAGAGATCCGGATTTTCCTGGTCAGCACTGGAGCGAAATGCTCTCGGAATATGAAGTTATAAATCATGCCCAGTCGGGCATGAGCAATGCCATCATCGCTTACAATCTCTGGCAAGGATTAGAACACAAGCCCGATGCGGTGATATCAGGATGGACCATGCCAGATAGATTAGAATTCGCAAATGATGAGCCAACACCTATGTCGCATGAACCTCCATATCGATGGCTCAGTAATGGACATGTACAGAAAGATCCTGATCGATCTATGGCGGTGCGTTATTATCAAGCAACCACTTGCAGCGACATGATGGAGATAAAGAGCTATCTCATGGTCCGTTGTTGCCTTGTAGAGTTACAGCGTAGAAATATAGCATTTGCTTTCGTGCTCAATGGACTAAGCAATAATCCAGCTAAATCTCTGCATTTTTGGAATCATCTCATGCTAGACGATTTCCGCAGCCATGAAATTCCATTAAATCTAGCAACTAGTGGCATGTTCAAGCCCTGTCCTGGTTATCATGTAGACAGCGTAGAATGGCAGTCAGGATTCGCGCGACATTGCCGGCATATTTTAGAAAAACAATATGATAAACGCTGATCGAGGTTGACTAAAGTAGAAAAAAAATATAAACTTACATCATGCGAATACTAACTTTAGATAATGCGCCATACGAACTCGACACACTTCCAGAAGAAGTGGATGACATGCGATTCGCCATCCTTGACAACTCGGATCCAGCCAATCCTGATTATCATTACATACCCTTGATCTTCCTGGAGAGTTTCAATGCCCCGGCCTTGGTGTTACGGGTGGGCCGGCACACTGTGAGGATGCCCGTGGATTGGCAGGTCTTGATCGGAGAACCAGATCTTGGTGATCTGGAAATGCTACCATTGACTTCGATCAACGATCGTGGATTCAAAGTGTTCCAGTTTAATCCGCTGACATCATTCCGTCCCAGTTTCCTGGATATTGAGATCGTGGATGTGTATCATGAAGTATCTTGGTATGCCCCAAAACTCAAGAACGGGCAGATGCTGTGTGTGCCTCTGGGATCCGACCATGAACCCGACTGTATCTACTTCGTCAAGGACATCAGTCGCAACTGCGAGATAGTGGATTACAACAAGGCTTGGTAACATGGAACAATACGGAAAAAGTGGAACTGCAGTAAAAGCAGAAAAAACTCGAGACACCAACGCCGAAATCCGTCGTCTCGGAGAACAGATCAAAGCGCAAGATGCGATCATCAAGGAGTTACAAACGGAACTGCGTCGGTTGAAGACCAAAATAGATCGGCATGCTGTTCATCTCAACAAAATCGCTCGTGGATAAACTCTCTATACAAAATGAAATGGCGCAGTTTGATCGCAAGAATCGTCATTTCTATGACAGTCTTACCGACGAAGAGCGCAAGAAGTTCTCTAACTATCTCATGATCCGTTGGGGATCCAGTGTGCAAGGCGCTAGAGAACTGCAAGAGTTCTATGTCATCGCCACCAACGAGAGATTGAACAAACATTTTTTTGCAGTAAACCGCCATCCGCGGCTGCAGTGGCTCATGGCCACATCTGTATCTCCGGGGCTAGGACCTCAACGGCATCAGTGGATCGCCCCCAAGAAAAAGGACTCGGCCAACAATGAAGTCAAGAAAGCATTGATGGAATTATATCCCAACATGAAGATGTCAGACATTGATGCCTTGGCCGCTGTTACAGATAAAAAAGAAATCAAGGAATATCTCAAACAATCAGGAGTGGAATAATGGATATTGACAATGTATATGAATGGTTAGACTATGATCACTGGGCGCAGGTCTGCACTAAGACCCAGCGAGGCAAGGGTTGGCGTTTTGAGCAAAGCAGCAATGACGGTGAAGGTATAAAATTTTGGTACATGGACCTGCAGGACGATCCTTTGTTCAACTCCACTCTGCTGAAAAAAATACGGTCAGACACCGGAATCGATTGGGTGCTAGATCGTGTGTATGCCAACGGTCAGACACATGGTCTGTCTGGTAGCATACATCAAGATGCCGAAGGTGTTGAACCTGGCCAATATTATACTCTTCTCTACTATGCCAACAATGAATGGCGACCGGAGTGGGGTGGCCATACCATATTCACCACAGAGCAGGGCATCGTCACTCGCTACCCCACTCCCAACAGCATGGTATTTTTTGATTCAACCATTCCCCATGCCGGCATGGAACCCACTAGACATTGCCCCGAGCTGCGTGTTACAGTAGCGTTCAAACTACACAAACCTTGAGCGAGTACACTTGCCAATATTGTAAGAAATCTTTCCGGCGAGAATCCAGTCTGGCCGTGCATGTCTGCGAGCCCAAGCGCAGATATCAAGAACGAGATGAAGTAGGAGTACAGATAGGACTGCAGAGTTATCTGCGCTTCTATGAGATCACACAAGGCAGCGCGAAATTAAAGACCTTTGATGACTTTGCTGAAAGCCCTTACTATCGCGCATTCGTCAAATATGGCCGATACTGTGTAAGCATCCGGGCCATAAACATCAATCGCTTCACTGAATGGTTGCTCAAGAACAACAAGAAGATAGATCACTGGTGCAGAGACTCCATATACACTGAGTATCTCGCAGATTATCTCCGACGCGAGGCCGTGACAGATGCCCTGGCTCGCGCCATGGAACAGGCTATCGGTTGGTCTAAAGAAACAGGCAATTCCGATCGAGATTATTTGAGATTTGGCAACAGCAATGCTGTGTGTTACGCTATCACCACCGGGCGTGTCAGTGCCTGGATCTTGTACAACTGTGATTCTGGTCAGGAGTTCCTGGGTAGTCTCAATCCTGAACAGATAGCCATGGTTTGGCCCTGGATCGATGCCGACTTCTGGCAGCGTAAGATAAAAGAATATCCCGCTGATGCTGAATACGCTCGAGAAATACTTAAAAAAGCAGGCTGGTGATGAGCGCAGATATCGACATAGACTTTGCTGACCGTGATACCATACTGCGATTGATTCCACATGTGCCGGCTCAGCAAAA